TGGAATGAGTTAAACCGTTCTGGTGTGGTTCCCTATGCTGATGGCGGGGTGGTGGGTGCTCAAGCGATCGCTAACAAAATTGCTCAAAATTCCACTTCGTCATCCACTACGGTAAATGTTCCTGTTAATATTAACGTTGATGGCAGTGGCAATGTAGGAGATATTAATTCCAGTCGGTTAGCAGATGTGGTACAACGCACAATTCAAGACACAATTAAACAGGAAATGAGACCAGGCGGTTCTATTAGTCGAGGTAATCCTTACTCTAGGTAATTTAAACTAAAATATATGTGCAAACATTAATTACGGTCATGTCTTACCCCACAGCCCCATCGGCGTTAAAAATAGCTTGGGATAATGAGCTTAGTTTTCAAAGTAGTGCAGTGCCCCAGAGGTTTGACGGAGGAGTTGATTTCAGGACTGTCCGAGGTCAGCTAAATCAAATGCTGTCGTCTTTGTCAATTACAGCTAATTTAAATTTTCAAGAATATTTGACAATAGAACAATTCTTGTCGGCAAACATTGGCAAGCCTTTTTATTTTAATAATGTTTTGTATATCTGTGATGAGTATAGTTGGTCTATTCTTTATTATGAACCTTTAACTAATGATGGATTATTTAAACTGGATAGCTCTCTAAGAGAGGTTATTCGTCCAGTGTAGTATGGTAAATAATCCTCTGTGTTGAGGAATCGCCCAATAACTCATTAATCGTATATTATGCAATGTCTTCTAGATGATGATCTTAAATCCAAAATATTAAATACCATTACTATTTGCTCTGTTCCTCTAAAAAAGTTAACGGAACAAGAACAGTGCGGGATAATTGTAAACAGAGAAGCCATCGCTTTGGACAATAAGCACTCTGACCCTTGCAATCACTTTTACTTATCTCCAGAGGACTTATACCCTTACCAAGACAATATTCAGGCAATTTTTCATACCCATTGCCAGGGACACCACAGTGGATGGTTAAGTTATGACGACATAAGGTCAGCCCAGATGTCATCCTTGCCTATAATTGTGTATCACACAGGTTTTGATTGTTGGGATTATTACGACCCTAATAATCCCAACCCTTTTCCTGCTATTAACCTTGGTTTTGACCCTCAAGACATTAATTCTTACATTGGAATTCATTCTCAGTGGGGACGGTCTGATTGCTTTGCTGTAGCTCGTTCGTTTTATTTAGGAATGTTTAATATTGACATAGGAGAGTTCCCTCGGAGTGATTACGCTACTTTTCCTCAGTCTGACTACAGGTGTCCATGGCATGGGAAGGATTTTGCTACCGTTGGTAAGCATGAACCATTTAATTCCTATGATGCTTTAGCCATTGCAACAAGAGGAGGGATGCATCCCAATCATGTAGCAATATTGCTACCAGGGAACATGATATTGCATTCTCCCTTGTTGGGTGAGTTGTCTAAGGTTGAGCTTTATGGGAACTTTTGGAGGAACCGCACTCTCTACGCTAAAAGAATTATAGGAAATGTTAACAACAATTAAATTGACTGGTGTTTTGGGGGAAAAATTTAAGCCAGAGATTCAAGCTGATGTGAGTAATTTGCAACATGTCATGTCTTGTTTGTCGGCTAATTTCCCTGAATTTAAATCTTATATTTTGTCCCAAGATTATTTATATGAGGTCTTTATTATTAAGGATAAACTTGAACAAAAAGCGTCACAGGATAACTTGGCTAATTTATCCTTGATGCCATTGCAAGGGTCTACGGTTATTATTGCTCCTGCTATATTGGGTTCTGGAGACAAGTCAAGAGGTTATTTAACCGCTGCTACATTGGTGGGTATTGGTTTAATTCCTGGTATTGGTTCTGTAGGTCAGTATCTCATTGTTAGTGGTATTTCCATGGGGTTGCAAACCCTTCTTTATGGATATCCTGACAAGCCCAAAAAGGAAGAAAATACTGTTTTTTTCCAAGCTTCAGGGGCTGTAACTCAGGAGGGCACACCTATTCCTCTGGTGTTTGGAGAAGTGTTGGTTAAAAGTTTCCAGGTGATATCTTTAGACGTGAGATCCGAATACAAAAAACTTTAATAATATTAAAGATATGTTAAATACAAAAAATCAATCTAGTATCGTTCCCTACGGAGCCTATGGACTTCCCTATGCTTCTGTTGAGTCTAATGAAGAATATAAATATCCCCAAGGCTTTTCTGGCTCTTTTTGGCAGCAGATAGTAGCAGGACTTGTCATTAATGGCGTGGGAAGGCTTTTCGCTGGCAACAGCAGCGGAGGGGAAAAAGTTACTGGAATCTCCAAGGACTTTGTTTGGCTTGTTATGGGTTTGTCTGAAGGACAAATAGAGGGAATTGTAGACTTTTTGGGAAATACCAGTGATACCCTAAATCCAGATAATCCCTATAGACCTTTACAAGGTGTCCGCATTGATAAAACCCCGGTGCAAAACCCTGATGGAGGTTTTAATTTCCGAGAGGAAAATGATGATGGAAGTTTAAAAACTAACTCAGCAATAGATTTCGCCTATGCTCGTGGAGATATCTTTGAGAATTTAGCTTTATCTGATAACAAAAATATTATTGCCATCGCTGTTGATAGTAACAGCCAGGAAATACAGTATGAACAAACTAATATAACAGAAACTATTAATTTAAACATTACCTCTGCTGTCAGAATTCTGCAACATGATGAATATTATCTTATTCCTGATATTGTTGATCTTCAATTTCAAATAACTCAGCAACCAGTTGGTTTTAATATTAATAATTTAGTTGGTCTTGGGTTTGAACTTACGTTCTTTAAGCTTAATGGTTATTATGATGATAATTTTGGTGGCACTGTCTATCGTAGAGATGCATCTGATGATTTGGGGTATGAATTTTCCGCACCAGTAACTGTGGATGCCATTGTTAACAGCAACACCTTGACTATTCGAGGATTATCCCAGTATGGAATAATGGACATAGACCCTCAATCCGTTACTCTTACTAGAACTGTTCCTATCCCCACTGCTGGTTACTTTCGTGATGTTCTTTTAAGTGGCGTAGTTGATAGCCTTAAGGTCAAAATCTCTTTGGTTTTGCAGAAATCAGACAAGCAAGGCAATCCACTCAAGGAAACCATGAGATTTACCATTAGTCTGCAAACACGATTAACCCAAGGCTCTGGTTTTTCTGCTGAAACTATTATTAAAGAAGAAAATATAAAAGCTAGATATCCTACGGAAACTTTCTTTGATTATGTTATTCCAGTAAATCCCGCAGCTTATCAAGCCAGGGTGATTATTCGCAGGTTGTCGCCACCTCAACCTCAGCAAGACGGTGGGCCCGGTGGAAGAAAATTAACCTTGGTAAGCGTTACCTCCCAAACTAGCGATCGCATTGCTTATTTAAATACTGCCATTGCATATATGCAATTTCCTGCTAAGGTACTGCAAAGCGCTGGGCAAATTTGGATTAATCTTGCTGGGATAAAAGTGAAAATTCCCAGTGGCTCTGTGATTAACTATCCAGGCGATCGCGGTTTATCTCTTCCTAGTACCTGGGATGGAACTTTTTATATTCCAGATAGAGCCTGTGCCGATCCTACATGGTTAATTTGGCATTTATTAACCGAGGAGCGATATAACATAGGAATTGAAGAAAGATACATTGACAAATATAAATTATTTGAAATTAGTAAATACAATAACGAGTTAATTCCTAATGGCATAGGTGGCACAGAGCGACGACATTTGTTTAATGGCGTAATCGGTGCAGGTGGCGCGACTAACGTAATCGAGATGATACGAAGTATTTGCGCTTCTATCTCTGTAAAGCCTTATTGGAATGGTTCTATGTTGTCTTTTTGGCAAGATAGGAAAGAACCTTTAGGCATATTGCCTCGAATTCTGACAAATGCTGATGTTGAGGAGGGAAAATTCACCTACACTTCTCAGGAATATCAAAATACTACAACAGTTGCCAAGGTCACTTACCAATCTCCTCAAGATGACTGGGAAAACAATGAAGAGATAGTTGAGGATACAAAATACATTGCTAGATATGGATATCACACAGAGGAATTTGCACTATTAGGAGAAACTCGTAGATCAGCCGCAATTAGGGCTGGTAGAAGAGTTATAGCTGATTCCTTGCCTACCAATATGCAGGTAACTATGATAGTAAGACCCCATGGGTTGTTTTTTAACCCAGGGGATGTAGTTCAAATAGCTGATTCAAGCAAGCTGAAAATTCGACACGGGGGATTAATTAAATCTGTACAACTTAATTCCATTGTTATTCCAGATTATCCAGTCAATTTGTTGTCAGACCCTAGCACGGCTAAGTTAATTTTGCTTTTGCCAGATGGAAGTAGGGTTGAACGGAATTTTAGCTGTGTGCTAACTAACAATGCTTGTAGTGCCTTTCAACTTACACAAAGTTTGCCCACGACTCCTAACATTGGGGCAACTTGGTTGATTGTTGATCAGCAAATTCCTGTGCAAAAATACAGGATTATCTCTGTAGAGCCAGAAGGGGACTCACAGATGATGTTTAAGGTCACAGGAATTACTTATGATGAAAATAAATATGCATACATAGAACAAGGTATAGCCATACCTTCCTTGGCTCCTGTTCCTAAGTTACCAGCATTCATGACTCCCATCGATGGAGGTACGGTACAAAATCCTAAAACTAGGTTAGAGTTAATATCAATTGGTTCTCCTGTAAGTCCCTTGCAATTTAACTCCAGTCTAGGGGATAACAGTATTTTGAAAAATTCAATTACGCGATCGCAGGCAACTTTATATTCTTTGGTTGCTCATTGGTCTCCGTGGGAACCACCACCTGGTTCTAATGGTAATTATTTTTCTCATTATATTGTTGAATATAGGCAACATCCTCAAGCTGAATGGAGTGGGCAACAAACCACCACTGAACCCACAGCAAAATGGAGTAACTTGGGTTTTAGTCCTTTGTATTCTGCAAGGGTTGCTGCTGTTAGCATTAATAATAAAATATCGCCCTTTGTTGTATTTAATGCTAACGTAAATGACAGGATGCGAGATAACGTATCTTTAGCTTCCCAGCAACTCACTACTATAGAAAATTCTTTATTTAATAGTCAAGATGGGTTGGTTGCTAAAACGGATTCCTTAGAAAATGTTGTATACGGCGCACCTAGTGCAAGTAGTATTAATTCCCAGGAATCTATTATCATTCAGGTAATTTTAGCGTTGTTGGGTAGAGCAGCCACGGTATCTGACATTGTTCAACTATTGGGATTTACTACTGGTTTTGATGATACTTTGTTTTGGTATCAGCAAAGGCAAATTTATTACAACGTAGGTAATGCGATCGCGAATCCACAAAATACTAACTATAGTCAAGAATTTAGTAGCAGATATTCTAATAAAAATATTTCTGAAATTTTAGAATTAATTTATAGAGCAGCCTATAATCGAAGCCCAGACCCCATTGGTCTTAACTATTGGACGAACTATTATAATGTTACATTAGGTGGGCAAATATCTAGCATTGGATCCTTAGTTGTTGATATCATCTTTGCTGGTTCAGGTAATGCTGATGGCGTTACCTTTAGGTCAAAAGTATCTAGCTTAGGGTTAGGGGTGTATCGTCCTCTGATAGTTGTAAAACTATTTATTGCAATAAGGAATGCTTACCCTACTCGCAGTCAAGTGGGAGGATTTGTGACAGCAAGCCCCTTTACCTATAGCTCTGTGGCTAATCTTATATTTAATGAGTCAAATCAGTTTGTAGGGCAAAGTACTGCTGGCATAATCACCAAGATATATAATAGCTGTTTTGACAGAAACCCCGAAGAAGGCGGGTTAAATTACTGGTCTTTTAGGTTGCAAGCAATAAATTCTGTTCCGAATTTGATTGTTGAGATTATAAACGCCGCCAGTGGAAATACCGACGGTCAAGTTTTAAATAACAAGGCTTTTAACGCTTTAAACCGAATTGGTTTTATTAATAGAGAAGGCGGCGTAATTCAACGGTTAGAACTAATAGAATATTATTTATTAGGAAAATACGACCAAGGTTTTGAAACAGAGACAAATCCTCAAGGTTTACGTGACGGGGAACAAGGAGCCATCGCTGCATTGTTTGGTACTACTCTTGGTTCCCAAGGGAAACGCTTGCCAAAGGATCCGAATACTGTGCTATTCTCTAATCCCGACGCTGGAGAGATTACTGTTGGAGAGATAGCTAATAATTATGGTGGTCTTGTCCCCACTGTATACGGGACATTTGCTGGATTAACATCTGGCTTTACATCAGGAATCATGTCTACATTGTTCGGCACTGTTGCCAATAATGTTTATGGTTTCGTCCCGCGATCGCCCAGCACTGGAAATATAGCGATAACCTATGGTGGGATTGTAGGCGCAATCTACGCAGGTATTTTTGATACAACAAAAGCTAACACTGGAATATTGGCAAGACTTGACTCTATAGATGCAAGACTTGACTCTATAGATGCAAAATTAATAGACCTAGAGTTGATGATTACTGAAACTATTGCAGCACTGGAATTACAAGTAGAAGCCTTGAATGCTGTCATCGAGGATAAGAACCAGCAACTGTCTAATCTTCAGGCGCAAGCAAGTTCCTTGCAAAATTCACTGTCAAGCACTCAGGCATCACTAGAGGCAGCATTGCAAACAATACAAGACCTAGAGCAACAGCTAAACGATTCATCTCAACCATAGTTATAAATATAATGACAAATCAGCCATTAACTCCTGCCGAGTCTCTTCAAGCCTCTGTTCAAACATTAGAGGAATTAGCTGAAACGAGAGAACAAATATTTATATCCCAAGCTGAAGTTGCTAGATTAAATTCTTTGCTAAGTTATAAGCAGCCTGCCCTAGACTTGGCTCAACAAGTCATACCTTATGGCGTTGTACTAAACGCAAGAATCTCTACATATCCAGAGTTGATTTCTCAGGTAGGTCAGATTGTTCAGTTAAAAAACTCAGAAACCCTAGAAGCTTTTATCCTTCTAGAAGAATATATTTACCCGATTTTGGCTGATTTATTTGAATTGTTGTTTTATTTGCGAAAAGATTTCATCCAAAACAATAACCAGTTCCAGTCTCTATTAAACAGCAGTGGTCAATTAAGAGCTAATTTAACTAATTGTCAACCATTGATTCAAGTAAATGCGGAAATTGTGATAAATGACATAAAATTATTTGTTAAAACGCAAGATAATAATTCTATTTCAGTTGTTAGCTTAATTTTTTATCTGTTTGTAAACCAAAGAATACAGAGTAGCTACGACCATCTAATTAATCAACTTGGTATTACATACTACTTCATCCCAGAGCTAATAGATTTAGATAATTTGATAACAGAATCAAATGAGTTATTTTCTGAGTTAATACAACTGTCTGGCACAAATTTTGATAGTAACAATTACATCCTTCGGATAGAAGATATTATGACTATTCTTTACCCGTATACAGCAGGTTGGGAGTCATCGATAATTCAAAATAGCCCACCATTGATGTTGAATTCTGTTCTGGAATCAGCTATAGAAAAACAAGCAACTAGACTTGATATCATTGAACGGTTTTATGCTTTGGTAAATGAATTGATTCCAGGAATGGATGCCCAACTAGATTATGCTTACAATCAAGTAGCTCTTGCCATCGCGTATACTATTTAATTTAGAGACAATCAAAATTATGACACAATCAACAATACCTATTCTTGATTTGCCTGGAGGAATTAAGTGGGAAGTTTCTAAGCAGAAACAAGTCACAGCACCTAACATTAAATTAGGTGATGGTTATAGCGTTAACACAGTGCCTCCTGACAGCGATCGCGTTACCTACTCAATTACAATTCCTGGACTAAACACTGCAAGCAAGAATAACATTGTCAATACCCTTAAATCATATCAGGGGATAACTCAATTTAGATGGCATCCTATTCCAGCTATCCCATACAAAATTTTTATATGCGATCGCTTTACAGTCACTCATCAAGGGGAAAATGTTTGGCAGATTACAGCTACCTTTATAGAGCAACGATAATATGACTAACCTTAGTGCTTTCCAGTCTTCTGCTCAATCTTTAGATACTGAACAGTTTATAGATTTGATTACAATTACCACGGTTAATACATCTAATAATCAATTGGTGGATTTTAGGATTTGCAATTTTTTAGATGCCACCTTTGGAGGATTGTTTTATCAGAAAGTTCCCTGCAAAGTGGCTGGCTTTTCTAAGTCAGGAGAGGACACAGAACCTCGTTCTAGTTTGACCATAAGTGATGTTGCTTTAGGGAATTTGCTGAGTTTAATGGGTTCTGTAATTGATGAAACCTATGTTGTTGGCTCTAAGGTTAACATTAAACGAACCCAGCCACGTTTTTTAGATGGTAGACCAACTTCTGATCCTAACCAGTTCTTTGAGTTTGAGCTAAGAATTAATGGCTACCAAGGTGAGTACATGAATCAGTTTGTATTTAACCTGGTTCCTTATCACTCCTTAGAACGGAAAAAGCTGCCTTCTAGGATGTATTCAAGGCGTTGCCAGTGGCAACTTAATTCAATAGATACACCGGATCCTAATTGTGCAGCGCCTTTAGATAAAGCCTTTGATATTAACAATAATGTTATCAGCCCCAGCGATCCACAAATATTAAATAAACGGGCTTGTAAGAAGGATTTAACTGCTTGCAAGCTTTATCACGGACATACTCTTAGGTTTGGGGGATTCCCTAGTGTGGCGCGATCGCGTAATTAGTCAAGGCAATACTAGCATTGACGATTTAGGTTGTTCGCTATGGTTAAGGTTTCAGGATTAATTAAAGGGATCCATGATGGAATATTAAGGTTGCGTCCTAACAAGCCATTTTTGGGATGTTCAACAATGCAGACATTTGATATTGTAGATGGTTTTGTAGATGCTGAGTTGGTTCCCACCCCCTTGGGATATGTTTATCTGGTGGATTTTGTTGAGTCTCTGGATGAGCCTTTTATTCCTGTGGAAACCTGGACAGTTCCTGATGTTGATTGTAGTCTTGACGACACCCGTGGTGTTCCCGGGTTGCCTGCTAGTCAAATATCTCAGAAGATTCAGCAGGAGCTAGTCCAGGCTAAAGAGGCAAGCGATCGCTTGCTTGAGGAACAGCGCCATGGGTTTGAACAGCAGCTAATTTCTATGGGCAAGAAATTAGCTGATAGAGAAGAACTTTTATCTGAAGTAAAAGAACAGTTTCAGGACGAAATATACCGATTGCAGCAAAAATTGACACAGCAACGGCACTACGAGGAACAGCTTGTATCTCTGCAAAATGAGTTAGCTAAGACAGAGGAAGTTTTAACTAAGAACCAACAGCACTATGAGGAACAGCTTGCATCTCTACAAAATGAGTTAGTTAAGACAGAGGAAGTTTTAACTAAGAACCAACAGCACTATGAGGAACAGCTTGCATCTCTGCAAAATGAGTTAGTTAAGAGAGAGGAAGTTTTAAGGCAGCCCAGTTCTGATGCTTCCATGCGTAGTGTTGAGCTTTTGCGTAGATTCCAGCGTCCTCTAGCAATAGAACCCGCCCCATGGGCATCTCAGGA